TGTTGTTCGTCCCTTCTTTGCAGTAGAACTAAAGTTTGATGATGCTCAAGTTATTCGTATGTGGACTGGACAAGGTACACTAGTGCTACCGGATGGGACTAACTGGGTAGGTCTTGGTACACTTCTTGAGGTCTCTAATGTGGAAGAGACTGCTGAGATTGCTGTTAAGGGGGCTACTCTTACTCTCTCTAGTGTACCACAAGAAATACTATCCTTGGCTCTTAGTGAACCTTATCAGGGTCGTGTGTGTAATATCTACTTCGGTACTTTCTCTCTTGGTAGACTACTACTACAATCCGACTTCTACATCTTACAGCAGGATGGTTCTAGGATTAACCTTCAGACTGGTGAAGCAGGTTTCAACGAGATATTCTCTGGTTATATGGACCAGATGAACATAGAAGAGACTGCTGAAACGTCTACTATCCAACTTACTGTTGAGAACAAACTAGTTGACCTTGAGAGGGCTAGGGTAGCTCGTTATACTTCAGGCTATCAGAAGTCAACCTATTCAGGTGACTTGGGTTTTGACTTTGTTGAGGACTTGCAAGATAAACCTGTATTGTGGGGTCGTAGTAGTGACACTTAAATACCAGCAAGAGTTTCTCTCTAGTGTAGAGTTAGAGTGCCAATCCCTAATTAAACAACACTGGGAAGATATAGCTCTTAACAAAGATACTATAAAGCTAAACCCTGACTGGGAAGCATACCACTCATTAGAGGAAAGTGGCGGACTTAAGGTTTTCACGGCTAGGGAGAGTGGACTTCTAGTCGGTTATTTTGTTGTGATTGTAGGTTATCACCTTCACTATAAAGACCACCTATTTGCAAGTAATGATATTATATACTTACACAAAGACTACCGCAAGGGGTTCGCAGGGATTAAGTTAATTAAGTTTGCTGAAGTATGTCTTAAGGAAGATGGGGTCTCTGTTCTAACTATTAATACAAAGTTACATATGCCTTTTGGTAAAGTCCTACAGAGACTAAAGTTCAAACCTATAGAAGAAACGTATTCTAAATACCTTGGAGGGTAATCAAAATGGCTATTTCCGCTGGTGCTGCCCTTCTTTCTACTGGTGTTGGCGCTGTTGCTGGTACACTTGCTACTACTGGGTTCATGGCAGCTACTTTTGGTGTATTTGGTGGGGCTCTCCTTACCAGCTTTATACTAGGTGCAGCACTTAATGCTCTCACGCCTAAGCCTAGCACACAAGGTACTAACCGTGGCTATCAGACTAATACAAAAGGCTCTGCTCAAGACCATGCTATTATCTATGGTAAGGTCCGTTCAGGTGGTGCTATTGTATATGATGAGTCTACTGGCAGCAACAACAAATTCCTACATAGGGTTATTGCTTTTGCTGGGCATGAAGTAGAGTCTTTCGATGAGATTTATATTGATGATGAGGTAGCTACCTTAGATGGTTCTGGTTTCGTCACATCTCCCAGTAAGTACAATGGTAAGATACGTATAAACAAACACCTTGGTGCTGCTGACCAAAGTGCAGATAGTGACTTGGTGAATGAGTCTAACAAGTGGAGTAACCAACATAGGCTACGTGGTATTGCATACCTCTATATAAGACTTGAATACGATGCAGATGCTTTCCCGAATGGTATCCCTACCTTTACGTCTACTATAAAGGGTAAGAAGGTATATGACCCTCGTACTGGTAACACAGTGTGGTCTGATAACCCTGCCTTGTGTACTAGGGACTACCTTACATCTAAGTATGGGGTCAATGAGGCCACAACAAATATAGATGATACACTGGTTATTACTGCTGCTAATATCTGTGACCAGACTAATACAAATGCTGGTACTACTCGATACACATGTAATGGTGCTTTCACAACAGCCACAACTCCCTATTCTGTATTAGGTGATATTATTACATCTATGGGAGGTTTGTTGTGGTACGCTCAGGGTAAGTGGCGGATGAAACCTGCTTACTGGACTACTCCGGTGATGACACTAGATGAGGATCACCTTCGGTCTGGTATCAATGTCACCACTAGACATTCCCGCAGAGATAACTTCAATGTTGTTAAGGGTACTTTTAGGGGCGAAGAAAGTAACTGGCAGGTAACGGACTACCCACAGGTAACTAACTCTGCTTACCTGACTGCTGATAACGGTCAAGAGTCTGTAGCAGATGTAAACCTGTCCTTTACCGACACAAGTGTAGAGGCCAGACGACTCGCCCTTATCACACTAGAGTCTAATCGTCAACAACTTACTATCAAGGCTTCGTTTGGTCTTAGTGCATTGCAAGTTCAGGTTGGCGACAACGTAAGGATTAACAACACTAGGTTTGGTTGGACTAATAAAGAGTTTCAGGTAATTAACTGGTCCTTCGGTCTTACTGACGGACTTGACCTTCAGGTCGAAATGACACTAAGAGAGACATCTGAGTCAGTCTTTGATGAGGTAAATGATGGTGTTGTGTACGAAAGGGATAACACTAATCTCCCTAACCCTTTCTTTGTTGAGGGGGTAGGCCTCTCCGTGGAGGCTGTTGCACAGATCACTAACCAGAAGGTATCAAACGTAGCTAGGGTTACTATCACAGCCACGGATGGTGTCTACATTGATACTGTTCAGCTAGAGTTTAAGGCCTCAGCTACAACAAACTGGAAATCTGTAGGTAGTGGACCCTTAGGTGTATATGAGGCTGTTGACCTAGTAACTGGTTCTTACGACTTCAGGGCTAGGGCAGTAAATATCTTTGGTGTTAAAGGAGACTGGGAGTACCTATACAACAGGGAAATTAACCCTTTTGTCGGTGATCCCTCAGATGTAGACGGTCTTGATATTGAAGTCTCTGGCGGTACTATATTCCTATCGTGGGAGCCTATCTCAGACCCCGACCTTAGCCACTACACGATAAAGCACAACTCTAATACCTCTGGGGCTAACTGGGGTAACTCTACCACTGTTATTGATAAGGTTGCTAGACCATCTTCCTTTGCAACGATTCCTGCTAGGAGTGGCACTTTCCTTATCAGGTCTTATGACAAAGAGGGCAACTTTAGTGTAGGTGTTAGTTCTATTGTTGTGTTGCCATCTGAGCTACCCTCTTTGGGGCAGACGGACTTGACTGGTAATCAACAACCTAGTTTCGCTGGTACTAAGACCAACGCTATTGTTGTGTCCTCTGCTCTTGAGATAGATGTCACTACTGCATCCTCACCCGTAGGCACGTACATCTTCCCATCTTACATAGACACAGGATCAGTTAGAAACGCTAGGATTACTGGGTCAAGGACTTTCACAAGGAAGTTTGACGGGGGTACACTTCTATGGGATGATATACCGCAGAACTTTGATACTTGGCCCGATCTGTTTGACACTTGGACCACGGAGACTACAGCCTTCGGTGACACTGGCGTAACGGTACTTGTTTCAGCGACTTACGATGATCCTGCTGGTACACCAACTTGGGGTAGTTATCTCCCTGCTAATGGTGCTTTTGTTGTGGGCCGTGCCTTCAGGTTTAAGGCCACACTGAACAGTTCTAATGCTAAATACACACCAAAACTGACAGCCCTTAGTGCTTCAGTTGCATACTAAAGGAAAACCCTGACATGAGCCAACATGACTTTAACATTTCTAACCAGACAGCTAGTGTAACTAGGGCAGATATTAACAATGCTCTGGGTGCATTAGCTTCTCTATCATCTGGCGTTAATGCCCCCGCAACTACCTATGCTAACATGCTGTGGTATGAGACTGATACTAACACCCTGCGAATGAGGAACGAAGCAGACTCCGGTTGGATTCGTATTGGCTACTTAAACCAGAGTGGTGCATTTAGTGTTTTCTTAGGTACAGAAGTTGTGAGGGATGATTTTACGGTAGCGGGGTCTGTAGGCTTTCAAAATGTCACTGCTTGGGAAGCTGGTACGAGTTTTGATATTAGTCTTGTGTCACCTGCTCAAGTAAAAGCTGCTATACTTGCGTTGTCCCCAGCGCCCATCTCACCAATCGGTGTTAGTCAATCTTGGTCTTCTGTTAGCAGGGTGTCAGGTACGTCTTACCGGAACACAACAGGCAAGGCAATACAAATATCTGCTACTGTTAAATCATATAATAGTGGCGCACCCGATTTCTCTCCAATTCAGAGTTATGTACAAGTATCTAGTAACAACTCTACTTGGTTTACACTAGCTAGTACAAGCACAGGGGGTGGACTTGTTAATGTATCTGCTATTATACCAGATGACCACTACTACAGTTTTACTGGACAATACAACAATTTCTCCCTGCTAAGTTAATTATTACTCTCACTAAAAGGACACAACAAAATGAGCTATAGACTAGGTACAAGAAGCCTTCAGAACCTTTCAGGAGTACACCCTGACCTTGTTAGTGTTGTGGAAAAGGCTATCTCCATTACTAAGGTAGACTTCACTGTTATAGAAGGTGTTCGTAATATCAATCGGCAACGACAACTTGTTAAGTCTGGTGCGTCTCAGACAATGAACTCTAGGCACCTTACTGGACATGCTGTAGACATTGCCCCTTGGCCCATCTCTTGGGATTGGGAAGACTTCTACCCTATTATAGATTCCTTTATCCTAGCGGCTAAAGAGCTAGACTGCCCTGTTAGGTGGGGAGGTAATTGGGGTGTTAAAGATATTAGAGATTGGGATGGAACTGCTGTCGAACTTAATGGTAGCTATAAGGGTAAGTTTGCAGACGGACCTCATCTGGAGATACCAATAGGTTTTGGTTATGACTAGTAGGGTATGTAAACGCTGTGGTGAAAGTAAACCATTGTGTGAACTTGTCAAGACCCCCGATTGTAAATTTGGTAGGCGAGCTTTATGTAAAAAGTGTGCGGTTATCTTACAACAAGAGGGGAGAGACCCTGTTAAAAAAGCAGCCTACGACAAAAAACGTAGGGAAGAAAACCTGTTAGAGGCTAGGTCTTACGACAAGGAAAGGGCAAAACTCCCGCACCGTAGGGCTGCCCACAACGAAGAGACAAGGAAGCGTAGGGCAAAACTAAAAGACTCTGTCCCCTTAGGCTACGACAAAGAGGGTGTGGTTGCTATGTACCAAATGGCTCAGAAAATAACTAATATAACGGGGGGTAAAGATGCACGTTGACCATATCATTCCGATCTCTAAAGGTGGCAAGCACGATGTTTGTAATCTACAACTACTTGAGGCAAGCCTGAACCTCAAAAAGGGTAGTGACGAGAATTGGCAACTCAGCCGGAAGTCCTATAAGTGAACCCCCCTGACAGAGGTGTACCGCCACACCACACAGACAGTTGGCACCTATCTAAATCTGTCCCTATCACACTAATTGTAGGTCTTATCACACAGGGCGCAGCTATAGTCTGGACCATGAGTATGATGATGGGGGATATTAACAACAACAGGATGTTTATTGACGACAATAGAAGTAGACTACTGGTTATCGAGCAGGTTGTCCAGAGTCAAGCTATTTCCACTGCACGGATGGATGAAAATCTAAAGGCCATTAGGTCAATACTAGAGGGCATAGTTAGTAGAAGTGGACAGTAAGAGGTGAGAGATAGTGATAAAAGGGTTTATGGCTAGAAAGACATTCAAACGTGAACTTGCTGTACTTCTCCTCGTCTGGTTTATGTATGTTGTGGAGACTAAAGATGTTAACATCATCGAGATACTTGTGTGGCCTATCTTCGCGTTCGCTGGTGCTTCTTTTGGCTTTGATGCTTATGGCAAGTTGCTCGGCCAGCCCACTAAGTCTACTAACGGGGGGAGGCCCGAAGGTAGCAGCTAACGTACAGGCTGGGAAGACGAACTCCCAGACGATAGGTACAACAAGTAATAATGAGCAGAGGCTAGAGGTACAGACTGCTGAGGTGGTTAAACAGTCTAACAACAATAACAGGGTGTCTGCTGAGACTATAGAAACTGTAGTTAATAACGAGATACCTATCTGGATGATCTTACTATTTGGTTTGTTGTGTGGCTTCGTTATACCATCCCCCAAAGAGATTGCTAGAGGTATTATCAACCTGTTTCGATCTAAAGGGAACAAACTATCTTAGTGTTTAAAACGACAAAAGCCCGACCTAGGTTAATTCCTAAGTCGGGCTTTATTGATTCTTATTACCAAAATACGTTACAGCGTATAAAGTGAGAAAATACGTTACAGCGTATAAGGACTATACGTTAGGCCCATCAGCCCAACTAACACACTTGACCTTAACAGCGAAATCGTTTGGTTTAGTAAGGGAAAGGTATCTATCAAGTTTGTTTGCTTCTACTTCACATACATCAAAGGTATTAAACTGTAAATTAGGTCTATGTGTCACAACCGAACACTCTGCTGTAATAAGGTTACAACCCAAAGCAATAATACTAAACATCTTTATTTTCCCTCATCTTTGTTAACAATAAACTGCGGATCATCCAACAGCTTTTGTAGATAGTCACGGACACCCTGCTTACCTACCATCATCATTAGAACACGACAGCCTGAATAGATGATCTTGTGAGTATCATACTTGATTGTTGTGCCACCCTTATCGCCCCACCGCATAATAGCCTTACCGATGTTGCCAAGGTGAAACGAATGTTCTTTCCACTGTAGGGTAGACTTATCGTCTGCTAGGTCATTCCATGTTACCCATGTAGGAGGGAAGTCATAGTAGGATGAGGGTCCACCATCTGACTGTACTCCTGACTTAACTTCTACCCACGGTCCACGCCCATTAATTTCCACTGCGGGGGTATCTTTAGCCTCCCTAACCAATCTCACGGAGTCCGCTTTGGAGTAGGCAGTCTGATTGGAATCCCAATAGGGACCGTAACGTATTTCACCACTGTGTTTACCAATAACATTGACAACAATCCCCTCAACACCCCCAAACTCTTCACACACAACTGTAGGGCTATCGCATACCACAGTGTCACCTAGCTTAAACTTATACAACTTACTCATTCTAACTCCCTTACCTAATTAAACCCAGTTAAAGGTAAGCCTTTTCTACACAGTGCTTAGGTGTTTGACAACAGTTAAATCAGTTAATGTCTACAATCTCACAATCACCGATACAAGCAAAGGTCTGGCTTCCCGTTGTGTTGTCACTCTTCTCATACTCGCTTAGTCTTGACCAGTCAATACCCTTTGGCATAATACGTAGCGCTTCCTCATAAGTAAACTTGTCGATCTCTTGATACGGTGCCTGCTGGTATGTATGCTCATTAAAGGGCAGAAAAGATACACCAGACATTTCATCGAAGTGCTTGTAGACATAAGAACCTACATCAAACCACTCATCACTCTTTACATTGATTGTCACAGAGGGCTTGTGTTCACACCAGTGACGTTGATAGGCCAGCCACATATCCAGCTGCTGGATAGCACTAAGGTCAGATGTCACAACAGCACCAGTAGGAGCCTTAACAGGGAAGCTAAACACTGTAGTAGCATCTGGCTTCATCACATCAGGTTCATTAGGTACACCTTGGTCAACCATAAACTGTGTCATAGGGTCTTTGTTGTCACCACGAACAGTACGAATATAATACTCTGAGTAACGTGTGTGGATACCCGAAGCACTGTCTACAAGCTGAGAGACCGTACCACTAGGTTTTACAGCCGTAACAGCAGTAGACTGTTGAATACCAAGTTTGTCTGCCCACTCTTTATTTGTTGTGACTGCTACATCTCGCAAGTGGTTTAGTGTTTTATCTAGCCCCTTGTTCTCAAGTGTCATAAGTGGGTTATCCATGATACCCGTTAGTGATACACCCAGTAGACGTTCTTCCTCCGTGTTCTTACGCCAAATATCCCGTAGGTAAGGGAAGTGCGTCTGTGTAGATTGAATAGTACCTAGTATACTGGCAAGTCGTACTTTCTCGGATAGTGTCTCAATAGTGTCTGTAGCACGTACAACCACTTCTGTTAGGTTGCACATTTGGAATGGACGAAGGATTATTTCCTGAGTGGTTATGAGAACAATACCACCCCAGACTATATCTTCACCTTTGTTTTGTACTCCATACATTTTGGTATTATTTCGATGAAAGGTTCAATAAAATTCTTGTAGAAACCTATAGTTTGCTGACCACCACACATAGAAACATTATATGAGTTTGTTTGCCCACACCTGTTTACCCGTGATGTAACACCATAAGTTTTTAACTCTTCCTGCATGGCAACAGCCAGAGTTTCACTTTCAGTTGTGATGAGCATATCCTGCCCATAGCAACCATCGTCAAGATACAACAACAACCAACCAATAGGTGTCAGTAGTTTAACTGCATCTTCTTTTCTTTCTGGAAAGTCAACATTACCTAGTTTACCAGAGTACCAAGCAAAGTAACCGTGGCCCTGTGTGTGAACATGCTCACTTACACGGGTAGAGACTTTGTTATAACCCTCAAAGATAAGAGCAACTTTCCACTTCAGGTACTCAGCTTGCTTAACACCGTGTATTACCCTGAGCGCGTGCCTTTTCTTACAGTAGCACCCGTCCCCTAAGTGTTGTGACATCAAGATAGACACGTTATCCTCACGGAAAGGTTTTACCCTAACTTTACTAGGTACAGCCATTAGTAGCTTTTCCCTAGCCGCTGAGAATGTGCTAACACCATAGTGCCTGTCGTACATCCCTACAAACTGGCTGGTGCTTAGGCCAAGAAACTCCCTTACCTCTAGTGTAGTTGCACTAGATAGAACAATGGAACTAAGCTCTGCCGTAGTAGGCTCTATCTTACCAGACAAGAACTCTCTTGGGGAGCAACCATACATACTCTTAAATCTGTTGTACACAGTCTTCTTACAGACCCCATACTTATCAGAAACTTCTTTCACGCATTTACCAAAGTAGTTTACGTCTTTGATGTAGACGGCCATAGACAAGATTTTATCAAATTCGCATTTCATCTTCTAACTCCAAAAGTATAGCCAAAGGGCTATGCACATTTAGTCGTTGAACCTTACCCAGTCAAGGGTCTTGGCTGCTGATTGCCCAACACAGATTGTTTTCAAGCGTTCACACCCACCTTTTCAGGTCATGTTGTAGCCAATCTGTTTTAACAGGTTTCCAGCAGTTCGCATAGTTTTACACGTTAATCACTTAACGAGGTTCCAAAATTACTTAGAACATGGGTTTGTCCCAAATTCGTAGTCAGTATCTCGACGTCCGTTCTTAGCCGCTTGTGCCTTAGCTGCCTGACGATTAAAGATGCCCCGTTCACCAGAACCACTCTCTACAAGGGCCAGCCACTCACGCATAAAAGAGACTGCATCAGGTTTTTCCGTGTAGCACACAGAGTTGTTAGCCAAGGCACGTTGTGGGTGAGCCTCCCACCATGAACCCGACTTAGCATGTCGCATACGATCATCACTAAGGTTACTAAGACTAATCATAGCAGAGCGTCTTACGCCACCAACCACAACAACCTCACCAATCTTACACATGATGTCGTGGCACTCAATAGAGGACAGCTTACGACCCTTAGCATTTACAAAGGTACGAATGACAAAGTTAAACAGGTCTACAAGGGGAGCAGGTCCAGACGCTCGACCACCAAAGGTCTTTAGTTTAGTACCTGCTGCCCGAACTTGAGACACATCCCACTGAGGCACATTCCCTTTGTATAGTGCTGATACAACTTTACGAAGTGACTTAGCCCAACCTTCCTTACTGTCCTTTACTACAATGGTAGCCCCTGTATTAAACTCTGCTGGTACATCTGGTAGCTTAGATACGAACTGACGCTCTACAGAGAAGCCTACACCAGTGCCACACAACAAAATGAACATAGCCTCGTCAAAGGAACGGGGGTCGTCTACAGGGAGGTATGAACAGTTAAACCCCGCTGTGTTATCACGGTCTAGTGCTGGACCAGCAGTCATAAGGGCGCGCATAGAAGGCATAACACCAAGGCTTAGGATAGCTTCTTGTAGCTCTACCTTAGTCTTTTTGTCGTCTATCTTACGCCCTACAACATTATCCATGTATCGTTCGACTGTCTCTGTCCAACTCTCACGGCGACCCTCTTCCTCTAGCCAACGTGCGTACCTAGATGTGTGTATAAAAGCCTGATAATCTGTAGGGAGGTGATTACTAATCATATTATTCTTTCTATTTGTTGTAAAGTTGTTATTGTTGTTGTGTGGATTGTTGTAATAGGGTTCTGTTAACCTTGTCGTGTAAGATCAATGTCGTACCTGCTATCAAGAGAATCTAAGCACTTTGCTTTACCACCAAGCCCAAAGCTATAAGCTGCACTACCATAACCTTTGTTAGTAAGCCATGCACTATCATCTTTAATAAAGATACAGACCCAAGTGTCCCCACACTTGCTTGTGTAATTACCACCTACCTTGATCTTAGCAGGGGGCTTAGGTTTGATACGATAGGACAAACCACCAGAGGTACGACTAGGAAAGTCTACAGACTTACTCCAGCCTTCCCCTTGATATTTACACTCAATACCCTCACCATCAAGGTAAGCAGTAAGAAGTTCACCACGTTCACTGTTAGTCATTTGGGCAAAAGTAGGGTACTCATCAACAAACTCCCAGTCTTCTTCGCTTAACCACCAAGTAACATTTTCTTGGTCAGAGAAACTGTAGTCGTAATTGTATCCCATATAAGTAACAACACTACCTATTTCAAACCCATGCCTACAAGTATTGCCAGTGACACGAACCTTATCACCCACCTTAATATCAGATTTACTCACTTTATTCACCTCCCATCATTTCAACTGCCATTTCTAATGCAACATCATATCCGTCCCAACCATCCACACCTACTTCCTCAAGACAGCCAAGGAGCATAGAGTCGTTGAGAAGATCGATAAACACTAACTTATCTAAAGTAACCGTGTCAACATCTTTTTCGTCTCCTACAAGGTTAGTATTCATCGTTTATCTCCACTTCCACCTAGTACACCACGTTTAGCACGATCTGCTAGTTTGTCAAGGTTTTGTTGTGCAATAACACTAAGATCAGTATTAAGATCACGAGCAAGTGCAGCAGCATACCACAACACATCACCAAGCTCTGCAATAGCACCCTCACGATCTAGTGTACCATCACGGATAAACTTCTTGACCTTACCCAGTACCTCACCAGCTTCATTAGCCAATCCCATAGCGGGGTAGGTAATATGGGCACTACTTGGGTAGATCGCCGTCTTGACTGCCTGTTCTTGGTACTGATCGAAAGTCATTTTACTGGTCTCCTTAATGTCTTTGTAGCCCATAGCATCCATATCTTCAATAGTAATCATCGTACAAGTACCTTTCCGAGAAACATCTTATAAAGTACAGCAGGTATGCAATAAGGCAACCTACGTGTGTGCCTCATATGCCTTGTCTTGTACCAACCATCCTCCATATTATCCGTCCACCAACCTTTGTACCAGAGGATAGCATGTCCATTTCCGTTATAGGATGTAACGTACCAAAAACATGCTTGGAAAGATAACTGCAACCACCAGAACCTAAACCAGTTCTCACCAGATAGTTTCCACAACATTGTAAGAGCATAACCATCACAATCATCTTCAATAGGTCCGTTACCCTTAGTAACACTCCAAGTATCTACCCTACCATCCTTTGTGTAGATAAATCGGGATTGAATGTTATCTAGGGCACCACTCATCTTGTTCTTGTTTGGTTTAAACACAGTTATCTCCCATAGAATGTTGTGCCATCACTGTTACCCTCTTCAAAGCAAAACCAAGCATAATTATCTGTCCCCCTAGTTGTTTCTGTCTTAGTGGGGGAACCCTTATTGTTGTCCCACCATCCTGTATAGCCCAAGGTTCCTTTCTCATGGTTCTCCGAAGTAATGTGTTTACCATCTCTACACCACTCAGGTCTGCTGTCAAGACTTATCTGCTCATTAACAACCCAAACAGACTTAAACCAGAATAACCTACCTACAGACACTACCTTAGAACACTCCTCCATGTACTTACCAAAGGTGATGTTGTGCATATAGTCGGCAGGTAACAACAACCAGATAGGCTTCTTAACAGTTAACCACTGGTCTAACAGAGGGTCTAGCATAGTGCGTTTGTATGGTGGGTTAGTTACTACAGCATTACACTTCCATAGATCACCGTATGTCAACTTAGCACCATCAAGTTGTTGGCAACCTTCACCACCCTCAATATCACTCTTATGTAGACACTCAGCACGACCACCTATCAACTTGACAAGATCACCATTACCATAGCAAGGCTCTGCATAGGTAGCACCAGAGATACACCCTAGGAAGGTGTCTGGTAGGGCTTTGGGGTCTATAGTGGCATAAAAGTCACGACTAAGCCTGTCGAAATCACTCCTCTTACCCATACTCCCGCTCCAAGGATTCCAGACTAACAAACTGGGGTTCATACATACCACCAGAGATATTACGCTTAACTAAAACACCCTTCCACCAATCTGCTTGTTGCCCTGCCCAGCTCTCCTTAGCACCCTTAAAGCAACCTGCTACAAGACCAATCATACCCTTACCCGATTGCCCTACACCATCCTTAAAGTAGACAGATCGCTTATGAGAGTGACCACAGGTAGCACTTGTAGCCCTTAGCCCAAGTAGGCCATATCCATGATGTACACCACTCATAGCTGACCCCATGTTACCACTAGAGAAGAAGTGGGCGTAAGATACACCATCGTACTCTGCGATAGCTGGCCCACCATTTTCGTACTTATGGTAGTCGTCAAACCAGTGGTCCGTATTCAGGTGACTGAAAGAGATACCATGTTTGTTTCCCTCAAGCCTAGGGTCATGTTTGATAGCACGATCAATACGAGCCTCGTGATTTCCCTGAAAACCAATACGGTACGGTCGTTTCTTCTTGGCCTTCTTATAGCGACCCCAAAGGATATCCTGAGACTTGTTGTAGGACTCAATGTCTGCCTCATAGTTCTGACTTACGATAGCCTGTGGATAACGACTGTCAAAACTATTAAGGGAAGCCATTTCAGCCCCATCTCCTAAATCAACACAGTAGTCAGGCTTAATATCCTCAATCAGAGAACCTAGCCACTTGAAACGCTCTTGTGACACTTCTGGTCGATCATGGGAGCAGGTCCATACCACAGCAGTCTTACCTTGTGTACTCTTACTGATCATAATAGTTAACCTCCAAAGGCTCTATCTTAGACTTAAAATATCGAACTACTCCCATAGCATCGTCATGGGTACTATAGTACAACTCGGTATCAGACACAACACCATCGTACTCCACTTTAACAGGCAGGAGAAAACCTACATCACCAAGAATCACAGTAGGATAAGGTTCCCCCACAACGTCCCAGATAAGAAACTTAGGTTTGTCTACACCCTTTCCTTTCTCACCAGTAAACATACCCCAGAACTTATCTATCATCACTTTAACCAATCCTTTGGAATTATCTTATCCGCAAACCTGAAACCGTTCTTAGTACACCAGTCCCCATAGCTTGTCTTTGACTTCTTACCTATCTTAGTAGCAGAGTTACTAAAGACGAACCTAATATCTAAATCGGGGTGTTGTGCCTTTATTAGTAAGTGCTTCTTACGGTCTGCTAACTCAAATAGACCCTTAGTCTCTACTATAACGCCATTAGGTAAGGGCCAATCTGGATTATAAGTATGGTTGCTTTGTGGCCTAATGTACTTGATCTTAGTGGACTCATATATAGCATCAGGGTCCATACCACCAGCTTTAAGAGTATCACCAGCCCTTTCTTCTAGGCCATTCTTAACACCATACCTATAGCTTCTCTTGGACCTATTATATTTATCTTTCATAAGTAGCTCCCTTCGGAGGCTCCCACATTTGACCATCATATCGTCGTAGCCACAACAACCTAGCGTTCTCTATGATACGCACAGTGTCACCATCATAAGCACTGTATACAGCTTCCCATAGATCACCTTCAGTCTTGCAATCTGCAAGCATCTTATCAGCAGTCTTAGGCCCAACTCTGTGTAGACCCTTAATAAAATCAGCCGCGTCACCTGTAAGTATCTGGGTATAGAAGAACTTAATTCCCTCGAAGGGGGACACCTTAGTCCAGTCCCCCCTAACGAAGTTAAAGTGCCAGCAAGGTAGCTGAAGCATATCCTTATCAATAGAGGCCACAACACAATCGTAATCTAGTGCAGTAGCCTCCTTAGCGATAAGATCATCAGCCTCCTCATCCACACTAACTACAGCACCATAATGCTCAATCATGTAGCTTCTGGTAGCAGATAGGTGAATAGGCTTCTCTACTGCCTTTCTATTTCCCTTGTAGGGGTAGGAGACAGCTACGTCAAACCGGAAGTTAGTCTTACCAGTAAGATATACACTGTAGTCTCCAACATCCACAAAGGGTAGATCAACAGTCTGTTGTAACACATAGTCGATAAGCTCGTCAACCTTGTCTTTAGCCGATGATACCATTTTGTCTTGTGTTGCGAATGAGGCTCGGTAGGCGATAATATCACCATCAATAATAACCTTCCCTCTATCCATGTTAATAACCGGAGAAGACTACGTTTCCATCATCCTTCTCAAAACCTACGTCCACAACATAATCCCAACCTGCTCCCTTCACAGCATCAGTAAAGAATAGCGCCAAAGTGGCTAGGTCTTCTACATTCTCTCGCGTAGACATAGATGTTACCTTATCACCATAATTATCATCTTCAAACAGAATAGTTACTTTCATTATTTAACCTTTGCTCCTAGTGTTGCAATAAGGACTACAACAGCAGCCCATGTCTTGATTGTGTAGGGAATAAGTAGTGTTGTGAATAATGTATTAAGTGACCAGATCACTGCAAGTGGCGTAAGCACCAAAAAAGCAGATAGCAGAAAGACAAGAGATACAACACCAGAAGGTTTAACGCCCTTAAGAGAATTAACATTTTTCATAATCAATCCAACATAAACATTTCATCATCTGCACTTGGTGCGCTACCCTCAAAGGCAACATGCTCCATCACACCGATATTAGCAAGACGAGTGCCAGCACCGTTAGAATATGTCTCCCACTGTACCTTAGCCTTAGTGCCGTTACCCAAAGCACCATCTTCGTCAAACAACCAGTACCGCTTATTCTCTGGGCCTTCTGTAAGATTAACAACTTTAGGTGGGCCACCCAAGTTAACATCTACATCGTCACCATTCTTATCTTTGAAGGTCATTACATGGTCGTGCATACGAGACAACTTAATGTACTTACCGATACCAAGACTTGCACCCTCCTTAATACGATCATGGCCCATAGGCTTAAGTTCAATACCATCGGCTGTAATCTTCTCAATGTCACCCTCATTAGTGAAGTAAGCGTTCACAACATACTGACCGTTGTGCTTCATAGCCTTCTTAGCTGCACTGTTCTTATCACTGCCCATATCACGATTGCCCTCAAATACCTTAGCGTACTCAAGTACCATATCCATTGTGTATTTAGTCATATTGTCCTACCTTTATGTGTATTGTTGTTGTAACCGTGAGTGTAACGAACACCCGCGAGCGTAGCTAGTAGTCCTTCACTACGATCAGAGTGACCTTACTTATATATAGGGCCACATAACACTGCTTTGTAACTATGTTTTACCCTTTAGAGTCATAGTGTTGCCTAAAAGACTCTACTATTTAAATGCTTCCATGATAGAGGCTCGGTGGTGGGCGTTGGCGGCGGCTTTGGCGGCTTCCAAGGTGTCAGCCAGTTCACCGTGGTGATAAGCGTATTCATCGTTATGCGCCCAGCCGATAAGAGGTTTGCCTGTTTCCAACTGGTTTGGCCCTACCTCAATTCTGTAAGTTCCTACTACAGATTCCACTTTGTGCGAACCTCCGCACGACTCCCAAACCAGCGGCGCAATCATATCGGGCAGGGCGGCAATAATGGCATCTGCTGCATGAAAGTCTTGTGCGTCAGCCCATTCAGACCTGCGCTCGTGCGCGTGAATCAGTGCAATCTTATCCAGCATTTTGTTGTTGTTCATGTCAGGAGCTCCATGCGGATTGATGCGCAGTCAGGCTCGCCGTCGATGGTGTCGAATGTGATGCGGTGGGTGTCAACGGCTTGACTATTTTTTTCGGCAAAATACCAACCGTTAATCTCATAACCAACCATAGTCACCGTTTCACGCTTTGGTTCTGGATTTACGCGGTAAGCTCCTAAGGGGCTCCAATTTGGGTTAACTTCTACCCATAAACCTCCAGATAACCTCTGGATAACCACCCCCTCATGTTTCGCCAGCAACAGCGCGCCCTTTTCCTCCGGCGTCATGTCTGCCCATTTTGTCGGGGTGTCGGATGCTCGGGAAACGATGCTCCAAATCCTAGCGCCCGCGTTTAGTTCAGAAACCTTGTGCGGCTTCCCGATTACGTGTGTCCCTGTGCTGTTGTCAACTTTGAAGAAAACCTTGTCACCTTCTTTGACGTGCAGGTCATACAGCGTGCTAAGTGTGTCGGTCATATTATTTGATCCTGTCCCGTTGTTGTATTTGCTGCGGAAACCGCTTCGATGATTGCCAGAAACTCTTGCAGTGCGCCCTTGCGTGTTTGTTTCATTGTTTCGTCTCCTAATGTATTTCTGCATAGTTCTTACCATACTGAGTGTCGTGACCCAGCTTAACATTTAGCTTTAGCTTCTCATTAGCTTTGTCCATCGCAACTTTAAGTACCATATCCAAGTCGCCTTTTACAACACAACCTGCAACTACCTCATCATGGAAACTGGCAGTCAACTTCATACCACCTTCCATACAGAACCCTACCCAAGTATCAAAACAGTAAACCCCTGTACTTTGGTTGAGGGTAGACCAAACATCTCTCTCTGTCCTGAGTTGCTGCCAGAAACATGAGACAGGGTTGCGTACCCACATAGTACCAAACAGTTCTTTTTTTTCTGCACTAGCAGCAATTTTAGTTACAGCCCAGTTAATACCCCAAAAGGCATCTAGTAGGGCTTGTGCTTGCTTACGTGTCGTCCCAGTCTCACGAGCTAATTTGGCTGAACCAACCCCATACATGGCACTGTAGGTTACAACTTTTGCTTTCTTACGTACTGCATGAATACGGTTGTACCTCTCTTGGTTTGATTCGCTTTGCATTTGATCTCCTTGTGTTTTCAGCGACAGTTATCCTGAGACACCACTAGGTTTTATAATTTGTGTAGAACTCATAATCTTCCTCACTTAACATACCAGCACGAACAGCAATCTTTAAGTGTGGGTCATAACCTTTCTGGCTTTGCTCTTCCACCAAAACTGGGTCCAAGGGTTTAACGTAGTGTCGCCTAGTAGTATCCTCTAGTGAAATCATATCCGAACCACACAGCACCTCACCCTCCTCACAGGTAAGCACCCCTCGTATGATCTTACCATAGGGCTTATCTACACTAGGTAAGTTAGCCAGAGGCTTCTTGTGTTTAAACCGGAAGGTGTTAGTAAAACCTGCAATACCTGCCTTTAGATAACCACCATTATGAGAATCTAGGAACCCCTTAAGGATACCTGCCCTGTGTGTCAGTACAGTCAGACCATCAAGTACATCTACAGCAGGGTCAGCCTCAGATAGCTCTAGCACACTTTCACACAGTTCTCCGTCCTTACGCACCTGTTCGATCTTACGTTCGTCCCCAGTACCCTTGTCACGTAAAAACTTAAAGGTACGTGGTTGCCAACCTAGTGAATACAACCAGTCCTTAACCTGATCTGTACTATTAGGGTTCCCAAGTTCCTCACCCACTTTCACAACAAAAGAGAGGGAAGTCTTAGGTTGCTTGTTCTCTTTACACAAGGCAAACCACTTGTGACCAAGTTCGGATAGATCACCATTCTTCTTATACATGATCTTTGGTTGTGTTGCGACCTTAGTTAGTTGCTTGCGTGGCATAGCCTCTGCTAGTTGACTGACCTTCTCATCTTTGAGGGCCATAATCTCATCATAAGACGTTTGTGTAAGCTCTACGTCCAACTTCCACTTAGTAAGCTCTTGTTCACTAGCACACTGCATCTTGAACGTAAGATAGTCGATTAACTTCCATGCACTATCGTCTAGCTGCTTCTGCATCTTCAATCCTACCTTTAGCTATATCAAAATAAGTTTGGTCCATCTCAATACCTATAAAGTTTCTTTCAGTATTAACACAAGCTATACCTGTAGTACCGCTGCCCATTGTGAAGTCCAGCACGGTTTCACCTTCGTTTGTGTATGTCTTGATTAGGTATTCCATCAGCGCAACGGGCTTTTGGGTCTTGTGATACCCGCCCTCTCGCTCTGCTGTCTTGAAATACTGCACCGATCTAGGGTAGCGTTCGCCGCTACTTTTGACGCCAACTTGTGCAAATTTACTGTACACGTCATTTTCCGTTTGCGCCTTACGCACACCCTTATCGTATGCTGCGGCACTTGTTTTTTGTGGATTATATGCTGAAACAGATTGGCAGAAAACCAACACGTCTTCATGGGCAACCAGCGGACGCTTTTTGGCGTTGAGGAAGCCTGTTGCCTTTGATTTCTCCCAAACCCAGCAATACCTGAACATTGCCGCATTGCTCATCACCAACGCCGAAGTGAACGGCTGCGAAGCTGTCAACACGATAGCCCCTCTAGGCTTTACTATCCGCTTGAGTTGCTCCCACATCGGTTCAAAAGGAATAACGCTGTCCCACTTGCAAGCCGTGGTGCCGTAGGGAGGATCGGTCAGGACCATATCTACGCTACCATCGGGTATCTCTTTCATACGCTCTAGGCAATCACCTAGCATAAGATTCATTTCCATCCGTACAACTTCCCTAATTTAATCTCTAGTGACTTCCATAGCCGCCAGTTGATCTGAACATCAGTATCGCACCTATGAGCGTAGTCTTCAGGTGTAAGCGAGTGCCAGTCCTTAATCACAGGCTTAGGCACCCCATAGTCCTCACCGTAGCTCTCAAGACCATGCTTCATACGGTCATAGTTTAGATACCAACTAAGAGCAAGAGTATCTACCAATTTTGCCTTGATCTTAATACCTAGCACACGTTCAACAGCCACAACATCAAACATAACTATGTTGTGGCCTACAAGGACATCTGCATCCTCGAAGAACTTACGCATT